CCCGTAGAAGTGCATCGATGACAGCTTTGCTACGGATGGATTCTCCATGAAAATGTTCAGCGACTGTGACTGGTCGATGTACGCCCCACGGTCCGCCGCCATGTCCAGGATACTCTTCTGTGGAATCTCCCAGACGGTCCGGTACACGACCTTCAACTCGTCCGGGATGTCCAGTTGCTGGACGCTCCCACCGGCTCGGATAATCTCATTCTTAATCTGTGGGTTCCACATTCCGAGCTTCTGTAGATCCTTGACAAGGTGTTTGTTCACCATGACAAACTCGCCAGCCAGGGTCCGACGCAGGTAGATGTTGGTCGTGTACGGCTCGAACGCCTCGTTGTTCCCCATAATCTGTGCCGTCGACGCGGTCGGCATCGGTGCGATGAGCAACGAGTTGCGCAGGCCGTGTTTAGCAATCCGCTCTTTGTGAGTATCAAATGCGTGATCCTCCTTGTCCCAGAGGTCAAACTGAAGCAAGCCCTGAGACGCTGGTGAACCCTGAAACGTCTCGTACGGTCCCTCTTCCTCGGCGAGCGTGAAAGACTCCCACACCGCCTGCATGTAGATGCACCTGAAGATGCTCGTGTTGAGTTCACGAGCCTTGGGCCCATCGAACGACAGACCGAGCATCATGAACACGTCCGCCAGACCCTGGACCCCGATACCGATGGGACGGTGACGCATGTTTGACTTGCGTGCCGCATCGGTCGGGTAGTAATTCTTGTCGATGACCCGGTTCAGGTTGCGTGTCACGATGCGAGCCACCTTACCCAACATTGACGTGTCGAACTCACCGTTCTTCACAAACGCAGGGAGGCAGATACTGGCTAGGTTGCATACTGCCGTCTCGTCCGGACCACTGACCTCGACAATTTCAGTGCACAAATTGCTCGACTTGACGACACCGATGTTTGCCTGGTTCGACTTTCTGTTCACCGAATCCTTGTAGCACATGTACGGCGTCCCAGTCTCAATCTGCGACTTGAGCATCGCATCCCAGATTGTACGCGCCTTGACCACGCGTTTGTAGCGTCCCTGAGCCACATACGTCCGGTACAACTCGTTGAACTTTTCGCCGTAGACGTCCGGCAGACCAGGGCACTCATGAGGACACATCAGGTGCCAGTCATCATCCTTCTCCACCTTTTCCATGAACAGGTCTGGGATCCACATCGCCGTGAACAAATCGCGACACCGCATCTCCTCGTCACCCTGGTTCAGACGAAGCTCGAGAAACTCCATAATGTCTGCGTGCCACGGCTCGAGGTAAATGGCAAAGGAACCCTTGCGTTTGCCACCACCTTGGTTGACGTACCGAGCCGTGTTGTTGAAGACGCGGAGCATAGGCACGATACCGTCGGCGACGCCATTCGTCCCCTTGATACGGGTGCCGTTTGCACGGATGTTCGAACAGTGGATACCGATACCACCAGACCACTTGGAGATGTGTGCACACTCCTTGAGCGTCTCGTAAATCCCGTCTATCGAGTCTGATTTCATTGCGACTAAAAAGCAACTGCTCATTTGTGGACGAACTGTACCGGCGTTGAACAGGGTTGGCGTCGCGTGCGTAAAGTATTTTTGGCTCATCAGGTGGTACGTCTCCTTTACGCGTGGGATATCATCCCCGTGAATTCCGACTGCGACACGCATGAAGAGATACTGGGGCGTCTCACCCTCGTTCAAGTACCCCTTCTGGAGCGTCTTGATTCCAAAGTATCCAAAGTCGTAATCGCGCTTGTGCACAATCTCACCGTCCAGCTGGAGCGCCACACATTTCATGAAGTCGTCAGACACGATACCCTTGACGTGCAGGGCAACCATCGCGTCCGAGAAACACTTGGGGCAATTCTTCTGGAGGTTTGAGACCGTCACGCGCATAGCGAGCGTCTCGTAATCGGGGTTTTCAGTAATCATACCTATGGCCACCTCGGCCGTGAGGTTATCAATGTCGGCCGTGGAGATTCCGTCGTACATTGACGAAAAGACCTTCTGGGCCACCTTGTCCGGCTGGACGTTCAGAGGCTCAAACTCGGGTGCCTGATTCAGCTTCTGAAGGCGTTTCGTCACCTTGTCGAACAACATTTCAGTGGAGTCACCCGACCTCTTGATGACCTTCATTTTGTTTTACAGAGGATTTAGTTTTTAAGAGTCCGTTCACGGAGATCGCACGCTGTTGAAATTTCGCTTCAACCGACGCATCATGGCTTCAGCGTACCACACACCGAAGATGTGTTTTGAACGCTCTAGGCGTTTCAGGTGGCTTCTGAGGTACCGGAGTACCAACTTGATCTTGTCTACATTTTTTACATAGTATTTCGAACCCGTAAGTTTCTGTTCCTTTTCCCACAGACGAATGCCATTTTTCACATTCGCAATGCTCCCATTTGCCGCAAATCTATTGGCAATTTCCTTGGCCTGTTTGTGTCTCAACTCGTGATAATAATACGCGTGGCTCCTGGGACTTCTCGCACTCATCTTAATAAGTTGAAATATTTTTTCTCCGTGAACTGTAATGGCGAACTATATGCCCCCGAAGACGCCAGTGAGCGAGGCGTTTCTGTCTCGCTTTAACATTGAGTACCTGCATGGCGCCATCGTCAAGAATGTCAGTTCGAAAACCGGCATGAACATCGATCGTCAGAGCGACAGTGACCTGCAGGCTCTGATGGTTCGTGTGTACAATCACACCGTCGTAGATCCATACTCCGGTGTGAGCGCACAGGTGGCACGCATGAACGACCTTGTCACCCAGGAGGCGACAAAGACCATTCAGACTGGTGTTCTTCAGCAGTTGTCATTCATCGATTACGTGACGCGTAACCCGGTTCCTCTGGCCATGCCGATCAGTACGACGACCCACGGAAATAAAATGCCAGCCAATAATAAGTTTGCCGTCCCATTCCAATGAGCACGCCAACATCCAACACTGCTGTTATGACTGAAACCACGTCCTCTGGTCTGAGCATCGGCCTCATCGTTGGTGTCATCGTCATCGCGATTCTCATCATCGGCGTCGTCGTCTATGTCATGAAGAAGCGCCGGAACGGAGCGAACCTCGGTGCAGCGCCGCCCATGCCAAGCCCCGGCGGCCCAAATGCTGGCATGCCAAGTCCTACGGCTACAAATGTAAACTCGAATAATCTCAGCAGAGGCAACGGCAACAACGGCAGACCTCAGTGAAATTTAGCCATCATGTCGTCACCGAGATGAACAAGCATCATTGCGATGATGGCGAGGAAAATACCAAAGTACTGAATAGGGTGACTGAATCGTTCACCGAGTACAAAAATAGCAAACCCTGCTCCCAACACTGTGATCATCCCTTCCCACATTGCTGAGACCCAGAGAAGCGACCCACCGAGTGCAAAGCTCCGAACCAAAAAATACAAAACACCACAGTACCCTGCAATGCCACAGAACAGATTGTGATGACTATTACTGGCTGCAAAGTTTTTCAGATGAAAGTTGCCAAATGTCTCAGCAAGCGACATTGCAAACACATGTCCCAGTGACATCCCTTATCTGATGCGAGAAATTTGTCTCAGCCTGCGTATCTCCAAATGAATCCCCCATAGTCCGTTTTCAAACCCTTACAACATTTACCAATCGATTCATGATGAGCACCAATAGAACTTGCTGCACTTCTCTGTGTCTTGAAATTTTCAACGAATACACCATCGAGTGTAAATTTGTCGATTGATTTTTGACGACTATTATAAAAATATTTTCCAGTAAGAGCATCGCTTCGTTTTTGCTTTGAGATTTCTGTATGAGGTTTTGATAGAGGCTTTCCTTTTTTTGCATTGCTTAATTTTTCTCGATGTTCAGGTGTTACGGTTCTACCTTTTTGAGCTATACTCATTTTCTTACGAGTTTCATCAGAACGTACTAAACCCTTATTTGCTAAACTTATTTTAGCGCGCGTATCTGCAGATACTTCTGGGCATAAAATACCTCCTTTTTGTATGTTATAACCATTAGGTATGAGAGTGTTGCGTTCTTTAATCTCTAATATTTCCATATCATTGAGTTGTTCAACTGGAAGTTCATGAAGTACAGAAAACTCAAAATTATCAAGACCATATTTTTGAATTGCATTTCCTATGTAGCCAGTACGATAATACTTGTAAGATTTCCATCTTATTTCAACCTTCTTTTGTCTGGTCTGCCCTACGTAACACTTTGAATCTATTTTATTTTTGATAAGGTATATCCAGCCCATACTAATTACTTCAGAGAACTTATTTTTCTCGACACAGCTGCGATATCAGACGACAGCTGGATGTGCCATGGATATAAAACCATCACGGCGAAAAGTAAAGCAAATAGAGAAACCGTCAGTGCAACAACAGGCAGGTGCTTACGCCACTGGGATTCCTCGAGGTCCATTTTTATCTGCGTAGAAAATAGATGAAACGGTTCGAGGAACTTCTCGTCGGTGTC